TTTAAAGACAGAAGCCAAAGAACAAAGAAAACTTTTAAAGGAAAATAAAAAATGAGTACACAAAATGAACTTCAATCAGCGTTTGATGCATACATGGCAGAAGATGCAAAATTTGCTGCAGGTAATGCGGCAGCAGGAACTCGTGCTCGTAAAGCACTTGCAGAAATGAGCAAGGCTGTCAAGGCACGTCGCAACGAAATCACAGCAGAAAAGAATGCTCGTGTTGAAACAAAAAAGGCTGCACAGTAATTGACTTGGACTTATCAAGGCAGTATAATTAATGAATTGCCCGAAGATTGTGTTGGATTTGTATATCTTATCTCTAACACAATTACCGGGCGTAAGTATATTGGTAAGAAATTAGCAAAATTTAGTAAAACGACCTACAAGACTGTAAAGTTAAAGAACGGCACAAAGAAGAAAAAAAAGATTCGAGGCAAAATTGAATCAGACTGGCAAACATATTATGGCTCGAGTCCTAATCTAACAACAGACGTTGTAGCATTAGGCACAGATAAATTCACTAGAGAAATCCTCTATTACTGTAAATCAAAATCAGAAACATCTTACATTGAGGCTCGAGAACAATTCGAGCGCAAAGTATTAGAATCCGACGAATACTATAACGGACATATACAAGTCCGTGTCCATGGCTCTCACATAAAATCTAAAATTTAAGGCACCTTAAGCGGTAACAAGCAAGCGTCGGCAAATATCGGACGCCCTAAACCTGGATTACGAATCGCAGGGATGGAAAACTCTCGCCGCTAAGAGTACTCAACTACTACCCGAAAGGATGAAGATCGCTAATCAAGACCTGCGATTTAGTTGTTTGAAGAGAATTGAATAGGCAAAAAGATGTAGGGTTTAACAAACGCCTACAGTGTTGTGCAATAAGATAGTGTTTAATGCATAACATGCCGTTGTAATAAGACAAGACGAGCAGGTATCGGACAACCGCCTGTGTTAAGTAGAAATACTTTGTAGTTTTAACACTATGTGGCTGCGCTACTCAGATAATGCAGATTTTTTTCTTTGCCCTGTGCGGGCGAAGTGTGACCACTTAATCTAGATAATAGTTTAAGTGCTTCGCATATCATTATTACTTCATTTATAACAGTTCGAGCGATAGCAAAGAACAGATGTACGCAGTACATCTTATTAATATAAATAATCATGTTCGCTATTAAGGAAACAAACATCATGCGTATAGATCAAATATTATCCGAATCTGCTATTCGAGAATTAAATGAAGGTCCTGGATGGGATGCTGCTAAAGCAGGTATCAAAGGAGTTGCCAAAGGCATAGGTCAAGTAGCCAAAGGTGCTGCAATGGGTGTTCCTGGAGTAGTGGGCGGTGTTGCCAAAGGTGCTGGCGCAGTAGCAGGTGGTATTGCTGGTATGGGCAAGGCAGCAAAGCAGGGTTATAATGCAGGCAAATCAGCAGTAGCAGGTAACCCAACTACTGCAACAAATAAAGTTAACCCAGCAATGGGACAATCTACACAACAACTTGCAGCAGTTTCAAATTATAGACAAACAAAAGATTTAGTTGCCAAATTAGATAAAAAAAGCAAGCAAAGAATTCTTGCTATCCTTGCACAAGACTTAGGTATTACAAATCAAGCAGCACCAGTTAAGAAGACTGTTAGTAAAATGGCTCCTCCCGGAACGCCGGCAGCAAAGCCTAAAGTAGTGCGTGGCGGCAAAGCAGTTTAAAAGAACGGCAATCCGCTTTTCTTAGTAGTTTCCATATTGTCCTTAATGATGATGTTAAGGACTTCTAAATCATCAGGTGCTAGATTGTATGCTTCGGATATAGTCATACCGCCCCTCATATACCAACAAAGCCTGAATAGATTGTCTTTTAAGGCTTTTGTCTCTTTTTCCATTTTCCTACTCAGTTCGTCAATCTCTTCCAAACTGAGAGACAAAAGCCTTATTCGAAAAAATTTGAAGGATCGAAACTGATTGGATATTCAATAGTGTCTGTGTCAACACCTTGTGCTCGAATTTCATCGTTAACAGGTATAGTCAATGGTTTAATAGTGTTGATTTCTCTCAAGGCATCAATATGGTCTTTTACTTTACTAAAGGTAGCCTTGTCAACATTGTTCATAAACTCTTGAATGTGTTGTTGATTAGTAACTTGGCCGGCAGCAGAATCTACTTGGTAAACAGAATTATTGATAATTCCCACAGTCAATTGATTTAATTTAGCAAAACTGTTTTTAAATGTTTCTAACTTTTGATCATCAGGAATACTATCGTCAGCAGCAAGTTGAATTAATTTCTGTGTTTCAAAAGTCTGTACAGCACTAGCACTCATTACACGATAGTTAATAGGCTTTACATAAAGTGTAAGATCATCATTGATAGGCACAACGGGATCCCAAGTAATTTGAGCATTTAATTGATCTAATAACACTCGTAAATCTAAAGAATAATCTGCTTCAAACTCTTTAATCACTAACGGTACATTCATCTTTTCGCCATATGTAGCAATACGAATAGCAATTAAGATAACATCTAAATCCAAGTTAGGACATGCCCATGCATTTTTAATATTAGGCATACAGTGCTGAATAACATCCACAACTGCCTGTCCATTCATTAATGCATCTGGAATTTTCAGTGCAAGTTCGTCTTGCGCAGTCATTGAAAATACAGGAAACTCTCCATTTTCAGAAACATCAATAGATCCGGCATCCCAATATTGTCCTCCGCTAGGTAAGCGAATGTAAATCTTAGGTTGTCTCATAAGATTCATTAATGGGTTTTGACTATTAGTCTGCTGTGGAACCATGTTTATATTCTCCGATAAATAACTGAGTATAACTCAGTGTATTATTTATATACGCATAGAACTTGGGATTTTAACTATGGCAGACGTAACTGGTAGAATAGGTGACAACGAAGTCGAATTAAACAATGCGGCTACGGAAACAACCCTAAAGGCTTTGCTGCTAGCATCTGCTGGTTCCGTTAAAGAAATGAAGAAGTTGGCCAAACTTGCTGAAAAGGCAGGAATGGATGCTAGAGCAGTTGAACAAGCAGAACAAGCAGTTACTGCCCTGGGTAAGAACTCATCATTAAGTGCAGGCTCCTTACTTAAACTTAATCCTTTGTTCTACGGCCTTGGCAAAGGAGCACAATTTTTAGGAACTGTTGTAGGAGATGTTGCAGCCAGTGCATTTAAAACAGCAGGTAATCTAACAAACTTAGCCGGTTCATTAGTTGACGGAGCAGGTGCTGCCAGCGATCTAGCAGGTGCGTTTAAAGATTTGCCACTTGGTATTGGTCTAGTTGCAGGCGCATTTCAAAAGTTATTGCAGTTACAGGAAGCAGAATTAGAAACCTACAGACAACTTACTAAAGCAGGTGTTAACTTTGGTGGCTCACTGACTACTATTAGAGTTGAAGCATTATCGCTAGGACTTACACTTGAACAATTTGGAACTGTTTTATCAAACAATTCTGTTGCATTGGCTAGTATGGGTGCAGGAGCAGAAGACGGTTCAAAGAATTTCGTAAGATTAGCAAAAGATTTAAGAAATTCTCCTATGGGAGAACAATTGAGAGCACTAGGATTATCGGCAGAAGAAACTGCAAACGGATTAGCCAACTACATTAAAATGACTGGCGGACGGACAGCAGACGAAATGCGTAATACTAAAGGGTTATCAGAGGCAGCAGGATCCTACATGAAACAACTCGACATGTTGGCTACTATAACTGGTAAGAGTAGAGAAGAACAAGAAAAAGCCCTACAAGAAGCCCAACAAAATGCAGCGTTTGAAGCATACCTGCAGACATTAGATGAAGATGGTCGTAAAAAAGCAATGGCAGGCCTATCGCAAGCACTGGCAGTAGGCGGCAAAAGTGCAGTACAAAGTTTGCAAGCAAAGTTAATGAATTTGCCAGATATGACAGACGCATCGCAAACATTTAGAGCAACAATGGGCAATGCTGCTCAAGGTATAGATCGAATAGCATCTGACATACAAAATAGCGGTAAAACAATAGACGATGTTAATCGTTCAGGCGCTGCTGCTATGGCAGGATCTTTTAAAGACATTAAACAGTTTGGAACTACATTAGTTAGTGCAATGAGTATGATGAGTGGACCAACTGCTGAAGCCATTATGACTGCACAGGCAAACTATAATAGAGCATTGAAGCAAGGTGCAAAATCGCAAGAAGATTTAATAAAACTGCAAAACGACGTTACAAAAGCACAAGACCGTGCTAAAACTGAAGCAGCCGCGGCAGCAGAATCAGAAAAAGCAATGAGAGATCTCGGAAGAGATGTCTATATGGCATTGCTTCCTGTTATTAAAGATTTAACAAAGTTTGCAAATGATTTAGTACAAGACTTTAAAGGAATGTCCGGTAAAGTTTTGCCTGAGGTAGAAGCAGGACTAAGAAAAATTACAGATTGGATTAAAAGTTTTATCAATCCTGCAACTCGAGACAAGGCAATTAAAGATCTTACTGACGGGCTTACTGATATTTTATCAAAAGTATTCCAAGCAGTGTGGGATAAATTTAGTATATTTGGTAAAGCAGCACAAGAAGACCCTACTGTTATGCAACCTAATCAAGCACCGGCTGCGGCAAACGGAGCGGTGTTAAGCGGTCCAAGATCTGGATTTGATGCAATACTACACGGTACAGAAGCAGTAGTTCCTTTACCAGATGGTAGAACTATTCCTGTACAATTAGACATGTCTATGCCTAGTGCTACAAATTTCCAGCAGCCAGATATAGCAGGTCTAGTAGCAGAAATGCAAAAGACAATGAAATCACAACAGGCAAATCCTTTTGAAAAGTTTGAAAATTCTTTGGCAGAATTATTTGCACCGAAAGAAAATAACGAACCTGATGTTGTAGGTAAAAATTTACTTAGCGAACTACAAACGTTAAATAAGCAAACAGCAGAAATGTTATCTTACGTTCGTGACACCGCAGACACAGGACGCAGAAGCATTGATGCATTAAGAGGATTATCCGGAAATTTATATCCGGTCTAAATTATGTCTTGGAAAAAGTACTTCACCCCCGTTACAGTTAATGCTTCTGGCACAAAAAGTCCAATTAGCGGCGCAGACTCCGCATACGGACCTACCGGAAGCAAAGCAAATTATAGTTCATACTTGCCGGATGTCTATTCAGGACATCCAAATCGTATTGAAAGATATAATCAATACGATACTATGGATATGGATAGCGAAGTTAATGCTGCGCTAGATATTCTTGCAGAATTTTGTTCTCAAACTAACGACGAAAATTCTACACCATTTAACATCTTCTTTAAAGAACAGGCAACTCCTACAGAAGTTAAAATTATTAAACGATCATTGCAGCAATGGACTCGATTAAACAAGTTTCAAAAAAGAATTTTTAAAATTGTACGTAGTGCATTTAAATACGGAGATTGTTTTTTTATTCGTGACCCGGAAACACGAGCATGGATGCATGTAGATCCTAGCAAAGTTGATAAAATTATTGTCAACGAAAGCGAAGGTAAAAAGCCTGAACAATATGTTGTTCGTGATATTAATCCGAACTTTATGAATCTAAGCTCAACTCAGATCAATGCTAACGCTACAAATGCTACTACTCCTACTGCGTACAGTGGCGGCGGTAATAAAAATATGGTAGGATCTAGTCCTACCAATACTGGAAATAGATTTGGTGTAAATCAAAATCAATGGGCAATTGATGCAGAACATGTGGTACATTTGTCAATGAGCGAGGGAATGGACAATAATTTTCCGTTTGGAAATAGTCTATTAGAAAGCATTTTTAAAGTTTACAAGCAGAAAGAACTGCTTGAAGACGCTATTATTATCTATCGTATACAACGTGCGCCAGAGCGTAGAGTGTTTTATATTGATGTAGGTAATATGCCAAGTCACTTGGCAATGGGATTTGTTGAGCGTGTGAAAAACGAAGTAAATCAACGACGCATCCCAAGTGTAACTGGAGGAGGACAAAGCGTTGTAGATGCTAGTTACAATCCGTTAAGTATCAACGAAGATTACTTTTTCCCACAAACTTCTGAAGGTAGGGGTTCTAAAGTTGAAGTTCTTCCAGGCGGTACTAACTTAGGAGAAATTGATGATCTTAGATATTTTACTAATAAGTTGTTTCGTGCTCTACGCATACCTAGCAGTTATCTTCCGACCGGGCCTGACGACGGAGGATCTTCGTTCAATGATGGTAGAGTTGGAACAGCATACATTCAAGAATTACGATTCAACAAGTACTGCGAGCGTCTCCAAAGTCTCTTAAACGAGAATTTTGATATTGAATTTAAAGATTACTTAATGCATAAAGGCATTAACTTTGATCCTAATATATTTGAATTACAATTTAATCCACCACAAAACTTTGCTTCATACCGTCAAACAGAAATGGATACTGCAAGAATTTCTAGTTATAGCGCAGTTATTGCAGTTCCTTTTATTAGCAAACGGTTTGCATTAAAACGATTCTTAGGTCTTTCATTAGAAGAAATGGCTGAGAACGAGGAAATGTGGAAAGAAGAAAATGGTCTATCTGCTAAACAAGTACCAGCAGCCGCTGAACTGCGTGGTGCAGGCATTACAGCAGGCGGAATGGATATAGATACTGAAGATTTAAGTCAAGCAGAAGAAATACCTCCAGAAGATTTAGGTGGTGCAGAAACACTACCGCCGCAACAATAATTTGGAATAAATAGTATTATGCTACTAAACGAATTCATTTATTTTAACAAAGAAAGTGCAGATTTAGATTCTGACGATCGCTATGAACCATTAGATGACAGTAGTGTAATAACATCTAAAGATACTAGAAAAACTAGACTTACACTAAGGATGATAAACGATTTAAGAAAAGCAGGAGATGTAAGAGAAGCCGAACAAAAAGAACATCTTAAGTTTGTAAAAATCATGTACGCTACACCTGTTGAACCTGCGGTATAATAACTATCTATATAACTTTTTGAATTAGAATATTAAATATTTTAGTCAAAAATTCACACTATAATCTCTTTTTTACCAAAAACGAGCCGTTTTTGGCCTGTTTCGCATAAGTATTAGCGCTTGGTTGTAAATATATAGGACAGCCTTGCCAATCTAATTAAAGGAGAACCCGCAATGTCTAACAAGTTTGAAGAACTATTAGATCTTCTTGTCAACGAGGAAATGGATAAGGCAAATGAATTATTCCACGAAATCGTTGTAGAGAAGAGTAGAGAAATTTACGAAAATATGATTGCTGAAGAAGCAGAAGACGATGAAGAAGATGAAGACGACGCAGTAGAAGAAGCCATGGACGATGAAGACGACATGGAAGAGTCTATTGAAGAAGAAACAACCCTAGAAATCGGCGGCGACGCTAGCGATGACTTTGTATCTGATGTCCAAGACGATGATGCAATGGGCATGGACAGTGATATGGCCGGCGATTTAGGCGACGAAGGCGAAGGTTCTGAAGAAGAACGTATTGCTGACTTAGAAGACGCACTAGAACAATTGAAAGCCGAGTTTGAACAACTAATGGCAGGCGAAGAAAACGAACCAGAACACGACGACATGGAAATGGACGACGAAGAAGGTGATGATGACATGGACGACGAAGAATCTGATGACGAGGGAGAAAATCCTTTTGCTAAAGAAAGCGTTCGTGAATATGTTGAAAAAGTTTCCGACGGTCACGGAGTTGAGAAAAAAGGTCGTACAGACTCACCAGACAATGGTAAGAGTCCAGTAAGTACTGCTAAAGGTAAGCCAACAACAGGCGCAACTGCACACAACATCTTAGGTAGCAAGTCTACTGAAGCAGGTGGCAAGGGCGGTCAAGGTCTAGTTGGTAATGTTAAAGGCGAATATACTAAAGGTGTTGAAAAGAACATCACAGGTAGCGCTAAAACAAAAATGCCACAAGGTAACACCCTAAGTAAAGTTGCCGCAGGTCATGGCGCAGAGAGAAAAGGTACTAGCGAAACTGGTGCTTATACTAAATCTCCTGCAGACCGAGCACAATAATTAGGAAAATAGGATGAAACAACTTTCATATCTAAGAGAGCATTTAAGTTTTGATCAGGCGAGAGTAGTCTTAGAGTCTGATGACAAGGACGGTAAGAATCTATACTTGAAGGGAATTGCTATTCAAGGCGGTATCCGAAATGCCAACCAGCGGGTTTATCCAGTAAATGAGATTGCTAACGCTGTAAAAACTTTAAATGATCAAATTCAGAGTGGTTATTCTGTTTTAGGTGAAGTTGATCATCCTGATGATTTAAAAGTAAATTTAGACCGTGTATCCCATATGATTACAGATATGTGGATGGACGGCCCAAATGGCTATGGAAAGATGAAAATCCTTCCTACCCCAATGGGTAACTTAGTTCGCACAATGCTTGAAAGCGGCGTAAAACTTGGCGTAAGTTCTAGAGGTAGCGGTAACGTTAATGAAGGTTCTGGCGAAGTAGCAGATTTTGAGATTATTACTGTTGACGTAGTTGCTCAACCAAGTGCTCCTGGTGCTTATCCTACACCTGTTTATGAACATATCATGAACATGCGTGGAGGTAACAAAGCATTTACAGTAGCGCAAGAAGTGAAAGAAGATCCAAAGGCCCAGAAGTATCTACGAGAGGCGATGCTTCATATTATTAACGGGTTAAAAACCTAAGGAGACCAAAAAATGTTGGACGCATTCAAACAATTGGTCGAAAGTGGCGTGATGTCAGAAGACGTAAAGTCTGAGATTGAAGGCGCTTTTACCCAACGTATTCAAGAGAATCGCGACCAAGTCACTGCCGAACTTCGTGAAGAGTTTGCTCAAAAATACAGCCATGATAAGGCTGTTATGGTTGAAGCACTTGACAAGATGATCGGTGAGAGATTGGCCGCAGAAATGGCCGAGTTAGCAGAAGATAAGAATGCCCTAGTGGAAGCAAAGGTTACTTATCAACGCAAAATGACAGGTGATGCTAAAATATTAGAATCATTTATCATGAAACAACTTGGTAAAGAATTAGTAGAATTCCAAAGCGATCGTGATAAAGTTGCTGAGAATTTTTCTAAGTTAGAGAACTTTATTGTAGGTGCTCTAGCAAGAGAAATCAACGAGTTTGCAATTGACAAGCGTGATTTAGCAGAAACGAAAGTTAAGTTAGTCCGTGAAGCAAAAAACAAGTTTGGAGAAATCAAAGCGCAATTTATTAAGCGTAGTGCTGCAATTGTTGAAAACACAGTTACTAAAAAATTAACTTCTGAGATGAAACAACTCAAAGAAGATATTGATAGTGCCCGTGAAAACGCATTTGGACGCCGCTTATTTGAAGCATTTGCTCAAGAGTTTGGTACAAGTTATCTAAACGAAAAATCTGAAACAAGTAAATTGTTGAAGGTTATCGAGAAGAAAGAACTTGAACTAGCAGAAGCAAGGGCTGCTGTTAATGAAAAAACACATTTAGTAGAATCTAAGGACCGCGAAATTCGTGTTGCCTATGATATTGCTAAACGTAAAGAAGTAATGGCAGAAATGCTAGCACCATTAGGTGCTGAGCAAAAAAGTATTATGAAAGAATTGCTAGAGTCTGTACAGACTGCAAAACTTAGTGATACTTTTGACAAATACCTACCAGCAGTTATGGAAGGTGCAGTTAAGAAAACTACTAAGGTGCAAACCAAAGAAGTTATTACTGAAAGCACAGAAGTAACTGGAGACCGGGAACAAAAGACAGCCGAGGTAGGCTTAAAAGAAAACATCTTAGACATCCGCAAATTAGCGGGTCTAAAATAAACTTAATTCAAGGAGAAGACATAAAATGTCACAATTATTAAACGAAAGATGGTCAGAGACCAAAGACGCTCTGCTTGAAGGCCTACAAGGTACCAAGAGATCCGTAATGGCAACAACTCTTGAGAATACTCGCAAGTATTTGGCTGAAAGCGCAACTGCTGGTGCAACAAGTTCCGGCAACATTGCAACATTAAACCGTGTTATTTTACCGGTTATCAGACGTGTTATGCCGACTGTTATTGCTAACGAAATCGTTGGTGTACAGCCTATGACAGGTCCAGTTGCACAAATTCACACTCTACGTGTTCGTTATGCTGATAGCGGCGACGGCATTGTAGCAGGTGACGAGGCATTAAGTCCATTCAAGATCGCTGCTGCTTATTCTGGTAACAACGTTGATGCAACTCCAAAGGCGCAAACAACTGCTGTTCTAGAAGGTCGGCCAGGCAAGCGTATGAGCATTCAAATCTTGAAAGCACCAGTTGAAGCGAAGACACGTAAGTTAAGCGCACGCTGGACTTTTGAGGCTGCACAAGATGCACAATCCATGCAAGGTATTGACATTGAAGCAGAAATTATGGCTGCTCTAGCACAAGAAATTACTGCTGAAATTGACCAAGAAGTACTAGCAAGTCTACGTTCTTTAGGTTCAGTTGAGCAGACATATGACCAGGCTGCTGTAAGTGGTACTGCTACATTTGTTGGTGATGAGCATGCTGCTTTAGCGATTCAAATCAACCGTGTTGCTAACTTGATTGCTCAGCGTACACGTCGTGGTTCTGCTAACTGGGCAGTTGTATCTAACCAGGCTCTAACGATCCTTCAGTCTGCTACAACTAGCGCATTTGCACGTACTACAGAAGGTACATTTGAAGCACCTACAAACACTAAGTTTGTTGGTACATTAAACAACAGCATGAGAATTTATGTTGATGCTTACATGAGTGATGCAGATGACAACAACCAAGTATTAGTTGGATACAAAGGTACAAGCGAAGCAGATGCTGCTGCGTTCTACTGCCCATATATTCCTCTAATGAGTTCTGGTGTTGTGCTAGATCCAGCAACATTCGAACCAGTAGTTGGCTTTATGACACGTTACGGATATGTTGAGTTAACAAACACAGCATCTTCACTAGGTAACGCTGCTGATTACTTAGGTAAAGTTGCTATCACTAGCGCTAACGTAAGTTTCCGTTAATCTTTAATTAGATAAAAGGCAAATAAAAACCCGCTTCGGCGGGTTTTTTGTTAAATACAGTGTCATTAATCGTGCCTACACTTGAGTAGGACTTATGCAGAATTGACCCGCTGCGTAGACCTAGAACGTTTTAAAGGAGAAACAAATGGGACGTCCAACTAACAAACGCTATTTTAGCGCAAATACAGATAATAATATTAAAGTTCAATTTCACAATGGTTCCGCTAGTGTTGCAGGATATATTGTAAAACAAAGAGGTAGTAAAACTTTTGTTTGCTCTGATGGTTCATTGCAAAAAACATGCAGATTAGTTGATAAAGCATCTGCTGCGATCGCTGCTGGCGAAATGACAATTACTTTTCAATTAGACGGCGGAAGTGCGGTACGTGCAGTTAAAATGGCCGGTCGTGTAATGACTGCTAATGACGGTGCTCGTTATCCGTGGAACTTTAGCGTATCTTCAATTGATGGAGCCGCCCGTGTTGAAGAAGCAGGCACATCTACAGTTGCTGTTACTACAGCAACAGGTGCTACAAACTTTGAAGGCGACGCAGAGTAAATTACTTAGATGTAATTTAAAAAAGGGCTTCGGCCCTTTTCTTATTTACGGCTAAATATGTTAAAGGAATCTGACCGCCATGGCATTAGACGTTATAAGATATACAGGTGATTTAAAGTTAGCCACTGCTCGTGGAGGAACTATTACACTCGATACGGGTGTAAACACTGGAACAGTTGTTATAACTGGTAGTTTAAATGTTTTAGGCAATCAGACTAGTTTTGCAGCAACTAATACTAACATTCAAGATAATATTCTTTTACTTAATGCAGGCGAAACAAATTCATATGTAACATACGGTTCGGCAGGTCTTGCAATCGATAGAGGTAGTAGAGATAGCACAACATCGTCTGCAAGAATATTATTCAATGAAGATACCTGGGTATGGACAAAAAACAATGGAACTACTTCTTCTAATGCAGGAAGTTGGTCTATAACTGTTGGTAACGGTGTTTCACAAAAAGGCAGCGCTTTAAGATTATCTTCTTTGATGCTAGATTATTCAGGAGTTGTTGATTCTAGCACTACTACCAACAGAATGATTCTGTTAGGAAATAGCGGACAACCAGAAATGTTGTCAGTTATAGGACAGCAAAATTATGCTTCTCGAGTAACACATCCTAATGATATTCCAAATAAAGAATATGTAGATAACAGACCTTTTTCAGGAACTGCTACTAGTTCATTAACTTCTTTAGAACTAAGACAAGGTAACACATATGTTACTGTATCAGACGACAGCGTATCAGGACTACCGAGTAAAGTAACTACATACATTGACGGAGTTAGTCAATTCTTAGTTCAAGGTAGCGGTATTACAATGCAAGGCATTGCTATTGTAAATCGTACTCTAAGAACAACTACAGCCAATACAGACTTAACGTTACAAACTTTTGGCACAGGCACTACAGTAGTAAATAACGGTATATCAATTGGTGTATCTTCTACTGCTCCATTTAGAAGCCAAGGCTCTGTAAAGATTTATTCTACATCAACATTAGGCGCAGGTAGTACAGGATTGTTATTTGTTGCAGATGACAACAGAACATCACCATCTACAGAAGTTAGAGGTGAATTAATATCTGCAAGAAAAGCATTGGTATTTTCAATTATATTTTAAGGATTTAAGATGGCTATCGCAAACGCACAACTTATCGCAACGGACAAAACAGAAGTATTTGTTTCAACAGGCGAAAACGCAATTACTTGTTTAATTTTTTGCAATACAAGTTCTACAGACGACGAAGTTACAATTTGGGTTGTTCCATCAAGTCAACCTGCTGGCGATGCTAACATGATTATTAATGCAATGCCAGTTCCTGCCGGAGAAACATTTAGTATTGATACAGAAAGATTTATTTTAAGTGATAGCGACAGTGTTCAAGCACAGGCAACGCAAAATAATTTAATTACTGCTACAGTGAGTTATGTTGCAACAGGGCAATAACAATGAAATTTTATAAAAGAAAAAATTTAGATGACGGAAACGTAAGCAATGATTCTTTTGCTCTAACCGCAGCAGGTCGTTTGATAACTGATTTAACTGCCAGTATACAAGTACCTGCAGGTACTGTTGGACAACGTCCGTCAGGCGCTACAGAATATAATCAAATAAGATACAATACACAATTATTTGATTTAGAAGCATCAGTAAGAGGATTGTGGGAAAGAGTTAGAACAGTTCGTCCTGCCTTAATGAATGTTCAAAATTTAGGAAGTGGTAACTACTACAGTACATTTTTTGGTCCTTTAAATCCTAGCTATCAACTGTCATATGATGCGGGCGCTGAAAACATATCAGTTTATGTTGATAATGTTTTTCAAATTCCAGGCACTAATTATGATTTAACAACTGATCCTAGTCCTGCATCAGCAGTAACTACTGGAACAACTGCTGCAAGTTCGTTGACTAATAATATTCTTTATCTAGACACTGTGGTCAATGTTCAGCCTGGAACAGTAGTTTCAGGATCGGCAGGAATCAATTCAGGAACAACTGTTGTTCAGACTATCACTGGAACATTTAACGTACAAATTAGTGAACCTGTAATTGGTGATGTTAATGCCGGAACATCATTAACTTTTACATATTATACCGGAACGTATGTTCAGTTTTCAGGTGAAGTTCCTGCAAAACCTGTTGTAGTAATACAAGGTATCGACGGCTACTTCCCACCTGGTTAATAGTCCTATTTAACCCAAAAAAATTAAATCCGATAAATAGTAGTGATGTCATGTTTTGGCAGTTGTCGCTACTGTGGTAAACCCGCAATGTAAGGTGGTTATCCGTGAAACTCGGAGGTTGAAGGAGTTAGTATGGCCGTAGGTCGAATTACAGGCCCGTTACTCGCAAGCAATTTGCGTCGTGACGGAATAGATATCGCAGTTGAAACAGACCTGTTATACATTAATGTTGTTGATGGCCGTATTGGTATCAAAACAGATTCTCCTAGAACCGAGTTAGATGTTAACGGCACGTTAACTACTAAAGTATTAATTGCAGACACTGCTACAATTGGACTAGTTACAATTGAAAGTTCTACGTCTAGCAGCACAATTTCCACACTGTTTGGCGATATTAATATCAATCCGGGTGGCGGCGACGTTCTAAATATCAATTCTGATACATATGTTGACGGAGATGTTTATGCAACTGGTAATTTCTTTGCTCAAGGAAACATTAGACTAGGTGATACTACTGGGACCGATGTAATCAGTTTCTTAGGCGAAATTAACACAGACATCCTTCCTTATCTTAGTACAGGAACATATGTAACTACCGAAACTGAAAGTGGAACAGTTACTAACTTTATTACTAACACAGAAATTATTTCTGAATATAGTTTAGGTAATACAAGTTCGTATTGGAAAAATTCTTATCTAGACAACATATATACTAGAAGTATAGATACATTTACAACCGAAACTTCTACTAGTACCACAGCAACTTACGATATACAGTTCTTTCCTGATATTCCGTTGTTAGAAAGATCTTTAAACAAGAGTGTTAGTATTAATGGTGATATTCGTGTTTACGGCAATAATCCAGTTGGCACATTTCCTACTGTTAATAATATTTTATATGTTAACGAAAATGGTAGCGACGACAATGACGGTCGAGCAATGGACTCAAGTCGTGCATGCCGTACTATAACTGGCGCCACTCGTAGTCCGTATTTTAAACAAGGTACTGTTATTAAAGTGTCTCCCGGATACTATGCAGAAGATAATCCTATTCCGTTATTGCCTTATACTTCTGTTGTTGGAGATAGTTTACGTGCAGTATTTGTTGAACCGTTAAACAACACTTTAGATTTGTTTCATGTTAATTCAGGTGTGTATATAACTGGTATGACAATGCTGAATTTAAGTCGAGGCGAAGTTACAAGATATAAACCAGGCGGTGCGGGAACATATACTACAGGTGCGTACTGTGTTGCATTTCCGCCTAGGTTAGATAATCCAATTGAGTTGTTTCACAGTCCGTATATTCAAAACTGTACTAATCAATCAGGTCCTTGGTTGTTTGACGGCACAATGTTTGTCCCAAATCAAACAGTTCAACTTCCATTAGTAGTTACAACATCCAGTTACGAAGCAAATACAACTACTATACTAGTAACAGTCAAACCAGAAATTACGGCTCAGCAAATCGAAGTTGGCATGGCAGTAAACGGTACAGGTATTTTAATTGAAGATGATATTACTATTGCAACAGTAGTAGCAATTGAAAATCCTGATACAAATTTTCAAGCGGCAAAAACTCTTTTAGATTTAAACAAAACATTTATTCAGTCTGAAGTAGTTGCATGGGTTAATGAAACTTATCCTTCTTTATCTTATGACGACGACAAATGTGCAAGAGATGTAGGCTACATTGTTGACGCACTAGCAAATGATGCAATTATTGGCGGAAATTTGAAAACAGTAGAAGCAGGTCGTTCGTATTACGAAGGCAATACTGAAATTTTAGGTAATGAATTGCAACCTACAATTGCATCATTTGGAAGAATTAACGACTTAGCGTTAGATGTAATTTCTAACACATCAACGATTTCAGTTACTTCTGGAACATTAATAGCACAAACATTTGATGAAGAACAACTAGGCGGAGAAATAGCATCCGATAACATTACATCATTAGTTGTATTGCTACAAGATATTTTACAAAATCAATCCGGGTATGAAAATGCAGCCGCCTTGTTAAATGCTAACAGAGGTTTCTTACAAGCAGAAACAGTTGCATTTGTAAATGAAACATATGTCGGTCAACCTATTCCAAGTTTTACATATGACCAAGATAAATGTTTTAGAGATGTCGGATACATTATTGATGCAATTGGAACAGATTTAATTTACGGCGGCAATGAACAAAGTGTTACAGCAGGAGAAGCATACGCCGGCGGATCTGCAATTATAGGTGAAGTAGATGAAACAGTTGCCGGATTTACATATCTAGCATCATTGGTTAGAGATGTAGTACTACAAAATCAAATCATTGATGGATATCAAAATACATTAACTCAAACTACAACATCAACGCTAGTAGGCACTAATGCATCTGTTGAAGCAATGACTAATAATGTTGCTTTGATTAATTCATTAATACAAGGAACTGCAGGATCATCTCCTACAGTTATAAACAACGGACAGATAACTACTAATCAAGGCATTTTGGATAGTTATGCCCTATTAGAAGCCAACAAAGAATTTTTGCAAACTGAAGTAGTTAATTATATCAATGTATCATTTACTAATTTAGATTTTGTTTATAATGCGGATAAGTGTGAAAGAGATACTGGATTAATTGTTGACAGCCTTTCAATGGATTTGTTGTATCAAAGTAATAGTAACTCAACATTTGCCGGACTTCAATACTGGAATCAAGATAATTTTGCAAGTGAAATTGCAGGAGAAGTTACTACAACTACTAATGCATTTGCATATGCAAGCAATATTTGCCAAGACATCATACAAAATTTTACTGTTACTCCGTTCCAAACTGATATTGACCAAGACTTTAGCACAACTGCTTCTACTACAGCAGAAGCAATTGCATTGTCAACTAACTTTAACAAAATAATAGATATTATTACAAATGGTCCAGCAGGAATAACTGACGATATTGTACCAAACGATGTAGCATCTAATTCAGATAATATTGTTTGGGCAGTAGAAAATTTAACTAAAAATAAAGAATTCATTCAAGAAGAAGTTGTAGCCTGGGTAGAAGCAAATAAAGATTCAGGGTTTGTGTACGATCAAGAATTATGTCGTAGAGATGCAGGATATATTGTTGACTGTGTAACTTTAGATTTATTACATGGCGGCAATAGACAAAGTATTCAAGCAGGTGTATATTACTACGGATACGATAGCACAAGTACAGTATTAATTAACGAAATTCCTCAAACTGTTGCTGCATATGCATACATGAAACAACTAATTGAAAAAGTTGTTCAACGCATTTCTGCCACTAAAACGTATCAATCAGAAGTTGAACAAAATTTAGATACTACTGGTGCAACATTACAAGAAGCAAGATTTATTTCTAATAATTTAGATATCATTAGAAATATTATTAGACAAGGTCCCAATGTTGCTCCTCCTAAAGTACCGTTGCCTACAACTGCAAGCACATTGCCTAACGTTTTTAATGCTTATCGATTATTAAATGCAAATAGAGATTTTATTAAAGCAGAAGTTGTTGCATATGTAGATACTACTTTTATTCAACCTTACGAATTTAGATATAATGAACCTAAATGTTTCCGTGACGTAGGACTTATTATAGATTCAATTGCATTTGATATTACTAGACGATCAAATGTAAATTCATTAGAAGCGGGATTGGCATACTGGGACGGAGCAGTAAGTGTTATTGATGGGCAGTTAGGAGAAACTGCTGGAGCAATACAGTATACAAAAAATTTAGCGTTAGAAATTATTGCCAATAATCCAGTAACATCTTTTTATCAAACTACTCGTGAGATATTAATACCTGGCACAAGTTCTACAACTGTAACTTCATTAGTATCTCAAATTATTAATCCGGAATTAAACGGAGGCGGTATTGCACGAAACTTAGTAGACAGTAATTTTAATGCAATTACTACTATTATTAAAGAAGGACCTGCGTTTGCACCGTTTAGTACAGAATCAACACTAACACAATTTATTATACATTTAAGTACTTCTACAATTGCTACAGCAACTAATGATCTTATGTACTTTGGTGAAGTTACTACATACCCTGTTGAAGATAAAAAAATGCCAGGAGAATGGAGCGAAAACGGTTTTGCAGATCGTCGTCTTAATCCAAATGGTTCTGGAGGTGGAGCCTTAGTTGACGGTAACGCTCCAAGCCGTACAAGTCCAATTCAATCATTTGTGTTTGATGCGTTCACGCAAATTACGCAAGGCGGCCGAGGAATACATATTATTAACGAAGGTTATGCACAGTTGGTTTCGGTGTTTACTATTTTCTGCGATCAAGCAGTAACTGTAGAAAGTGGAG